GGGGACACAAGGATTTTCAGTCCTTTGCTCTACCAACTGAGCTATGGCACCAACTTTCACAAATCGCGATTTATCATTTGCGGGTGCAAAGGTAATACTTTTTTCTGGTTCCTGCAAATTTTTCGGGAAATTTCTTTCAAAAAAAGATAAAAAAGTCTATTTTTGTTGGTATTATCCATTATTTAATGTACCTTTGCAGCAGAAATCGGGATTTAGCGCAGTTGGTAGCGCACGTCGTTCGGGACGATGAGGTCGCTGGTTCGAGTCCAGTAATCCCGACCAAAAGCCGTCTAATGTGCCTATACACAGGGGATTTGCCTTGGTCGTGGCCAAAATGGTCGGTACAATTTCGGTATCATTCCTATACAAATTATAAATAATAGGCTATATCTGAAAAAAATTAAGATATGGCTAAAAAAAATTATGCTCCAAATTCGAATGACACAATTCTTTGCAGTGTCATTGGCTGGAAACCTCCAGTTTTGCATCAGAAATCAGAATGTTATATATCCTTCTTGGCGTTTGATCCTGGAGTCAACCGCATGAGAAAGAAAAAAATTATGCTTGACCATATCAAGGGCAAGCGGAACCAACGTGCCTATGCCGACCAAGTTATTAAGAATCTCACCGAGAAACTTATGGCTGGATGGAATCCTTGGATTGAGGAGCTGCAGCCCCTGGAATATACTAAATGGGATGACGTGCTCGATAGGTATAAGTCTTATCTGGCCAAAATGTGCAACGAGGGTAGTATGCGTGAGGAGACTTATGTCGACTATAGCAGTCGTCTTCGCATCCTGGAAAAATGGAAGCAAGAGAAAAGAATAACGCTCAACTACTCATACCAATGGGACAGAGGTAATGTTAGCAAGTTTCTGGACTACATTTTCATCGACCGCAATAATACAGTCCTGACCCGCAACAACTATCTTGCCTGGACTAAGAGTTTCTCCGCTTATCTGTTGGCTCGAGGCTATATACCCAAGAACCCAACAGAAGGTTTGGAACGTATCAAGTCCAGGCAGAAGAAAAGCAGAGATGTCATACCGGACTGCACCATGCAGCTCATCAGAGATTATCTGATGGAGCATAACAGGCACTATCTGCTGGCGTGTGAAATCATTCACTACCTCTTCATCCGCCCTCGAGAGATGTCCTATCTCAGAATCTGTGATATTCATATCAAGACTCAGACACTCACTCTGCATGGCGAGAACACTAAGAATGGCAATGATGCCGTGATTACGTTGCCGACTCATGTCATCAAGCTGATGCTGGAACTCAACATCTTCTCACACCCAGGGCAGGACTACCTCTTTTCTGACGGGTTCATGCCTGGATCTGAAAGAAAGAATGAGAAAATGTTCAGAGACTACTGGACTCGGGTCCTGAGGAAGGAACTGAAGCTCTCACCTCGCTTCAAGTTCTACAGCTTGAAAGACACAGGCATCACCAATATGTTGCGGGCCAATGCCGACGTCTTGTCGGTCAGAGACCAGGCGAGACACTCATCTATACTCATCACAGACATCTATACGCCTAAGGATATACAGAAAGCGAATGAGTATATCAAGAACTATCAGGGTATCCTATAATATAATAAGGTGGAGAGCTAACTGCTCCCCACCTTATTATATATATTATGATAGCATATAAAAATATCCCGTGTAAACTGGCTCGATGGCATCGTCCTTGACTTCCATCTCTATCTTCTCGCACACATATTTCTTGTTGCGGATGATGTATATCTTTGATGGATCCGGTATCTCATCTGACTTAAACTTGGCCTCCATGCAGTTTTTATTGTCTAATCTTAGGCCATTATCATGTAAGCAGCCCAGAGTAACAACATCATTAGTAGATTTCGTACAAATCGACAGAGAGTAAGGATACTTTTCTTTAAATGTGCCGCCTCCGTTTCCACCAAACCCTCCTTCGGTACTACCACAATATTCTTTATTTATTCGGTAGTCGGTTTTGAATTTTGGCCACCTAGACTTCGCTCTAACCCAACTAAATTTGTTGTCAACTTGTACTTCTCCTGGAATAATGAAGAATATATTCATGCATTCCTGATCATCTTCGGACTTGTCGAGTGTAGACTCATCGTCTATCGCATCCTGCACGGATGTGTAGCTGTAGCCGTCATCATCAACATCGCACTCCTTTGAGTCCGGCTCCTTATCATTAGGTATTGAAAGAAGGCATCGCTTCTCGTAGTAATTATCTTCGCCTATGATTGCTGTTTTGAAATTGATATCTTCTACAACTTGTGCTGCAGGAGATATGTTCAGATCGACATAATCATCCGATGAACTGTCTCTGATTAATGGTGACCAAACGCCTGCCAGCTGCCATGTTTTCGAACCGCCCTCATTCTCTACATATATGTAGTAACTACCATTACACTCAATGATGGTCTGTCTTTTTTGTTTCTCAGACCATGACTGTGTTGTCCCTTTGAACTGATTTTGCGGGTCCCAGGTAGCTGTACTATGGACTATTTCAAAATTCTCGAAGACTTTTTTTGAAATAACTTCATAGTTATCTCTGTTTGCAGAATCACCCAGATTATACTCCAGATTTGCTGTAGATGACGTGGAGAAGGATCCGTCTTCATCGTAGTCCGTAGTATATTCGTCCATAGGTTCAATCTTGATTGAATCAGTTGTTGTCAGTTCTGAAGCATTGATAACGGAGCACGTCTTCAGTATATCGTCAAAAACTATGGTAGCATTGAAGAGTTTCCGGAATTCCTCAATAAAGGTGTAGCTCGACCAATGAGGAAGCGCCTTGCGCAGCTCTCGCGTCTTGTAGGCCGATGCGATATACAGGAGGTTCCACGGCTTGCAGTCGAAGTCGTTGCGCTTGAGAGTGTATCCCTCGTATTCTACTACCTTACGGAAGATATACATCAGGTTTGGCTGAACTGCTGGGTTTACGATAAATGGTGCATTGTAGCCAATAAATACTTTCGTTTTATCTACTCCTACAAAATTTGCAATCATATCATTTGTTTCGTCCCGAACAGGAACAAAACACCATTTACCCTCTACTCCCAGGAACTTCGATTTATCATCATCCAATCTATAGATGTCCTTAATCTTCTGAAGACCTTTCCATCCCTGAGACCAGCCTTTGTCAACTGTATAACCAGGTTTGTCTGCGATGCCCAGGTCCATCTCATCGATGTAGTGCTTTGTCAACTTCTCGTTGAATTTGATGCGCGACTTGCCTCCAACTATCTGCAATTTCACTTCATTTTGGTTCACGGATAGTATGGTACCGACACCGCTCATGATGATGCGGCTATCAACATATAGCTTGCAATCATCGTATTTCGCGATGTTTTTTGCAACCTCGAATCGAGAAACATTTTTGAAAATCTCCCGGTTGGCCAAGATGTCCATGGGGAATGTGATGTCATAGGTGTACTCACCATCATCGGTGACATACTGGTTGGCGTATGTCACCTTGATGGATGATGTGGATATCGGGTATGCCCGATGGCCATTGATAATACATGTAATCATAGGCTACTTATTGTTTAAAATGCGCTGATAATCCTGCAGTCTGCGGTGCAGACCTCTACGACCAGATATCGGAACCTCGACCTCTATGCCGTCGTCAAGAGTCTGTGTCAGACGGCTGACGGCTGCATTGACGCCATCTAGGGACTGGCGTACCTCGGTGTTGTCATTATTGACATTGACAACAGGAGCCACCACGGTACTGCCGCCCTGTCCTAATGAACGTGTGATGTCATCAGCGGTCAGAGAGCCAACCGTATTAGAGCGCTGTGCCCTATCGATGAGGTCAAGAGCTGGACGGATGGATGAGTTGTTGACGGCATTGTGATTAGCCACGAACTCGCCTTCATGTACGACTCCTGCCTCCTTTCGGTAGCGGTTACCTCCGGTATATCCTCCTTCATAGTAACCGGCCGCCTCTGCCTGGTGCTGCTTCTTGATGGTAGCAATCTGCAGCATACCTGCTGCGGTTGCCATGCCAGCAGCGATTGGTGCCATAACCCAACCGGTGACAGGGATGCTCGCCGCTGAAGAATAGGCGTTGATGGCAGCCATGGCGGTTGATGCGATTGCCTGAGCGATCTCAATCTTCATGGACTTCTTATTGGCCTTGGACTTGGCAGCTGCTAACTCCTTGTCACGCTTCTCCTCCAACTTTTTCTTCTTTTTCGAGTTGTTGCCAGCTGCAGCAATCTGCTTTTCGTAGTTTTTGGAGATTTTGGCTTGCTCCAGGTCTGAGCATGCCTGAGCGTATGCTGATGCAGAAGAGAGAATATTGTTGATGCCATTGTATGCAGCAGAAGTCTGCTGCACCATGTTATCGAGGAAGTTGGCGGTGACCTGCGCCTTGGCCTGCATGTATGCGGCATGGTTCTGCTTGTCGTTGCCATACAACTCCTTCAGCTTCTCCATCGTGTTCTGGTAGTTCTGAATCTGTGAGGAGAAGTATCCACCCAGAGTTGCATTGCTGGTCGACTGGGACTCACCTGCAGCAGCCCTGGCGCTGTTGACCATCTCTGATGACTTATCATTGATTTTTATCTGAGCACTACCTGCTCCATGTTCATCAGCATCTATCTGCGCTCTCTGGGCAGCAAACTGCTTGGTTATCTCCAGCTTCATCTGCTGGTACTCCTCCTCCTTGATCAATCCCTGCTTGTAGAGATTGTCAAGGCCATTGAGGTACATGGTCTCCTGTGCCTGCAAGTCTTGCTTACCAAACTGCTGACGGAGTTCACGCAGCTGGTTCTGGTATGACTCCTGCATCTGCAGCTGGTGGTCGAGCTCTGCCTGTTCCATCTCAGCCTTCAGATCCAGCCACTCCTCGCTGCCCTCTCTGTCTTTGTAGAGTGCAAGACGTTTTTTCATGGCTTCGACATCATTCTTATATAGGGCTTCATTGAGAGCGGTGTCATTCTGATAGATTTTCGAGTTGACATCATAATATTGCGCTTTGATGCTAGCCTCCTTCTGGAGGCGTTCACGCTCAATGGTCTGCTCATTCATCTTCTGAATGGCAGCATCATGCTGCTTGACAACATTCACCTGGTTGTCGAGCAACTGCTTATACTCATTGCTCTCGGCTCCATACAACTGCTTCAGCTTGGCAAAGCCCTTAATCTGGATGTTTTGACGGTCATCGATGAACTGCTGATAGGTTTTCTTGCCTTCGGCATAGGCTTTGGCGTTGTCTGCCATCAGTTCGTTGGTCTCAGCCTTGATGCTATCTGCTGCTTTCTTCTGCTTGCGTTTGGCTTCTGCCTCACGCTTGCGTGCTTCTGCTGCAGCTGCCTTCTCTGCCTTGACACGAGCCTTGCGCTCTTTCTCAGAAACTTGATGAGTGTCGGTTGTTCTCTGCTGCTTAATGATGGTACCATCATTGCCCTTGCCATTGTAGCCATTGTTTCGCCATGGTTCCGGATCATTGATTTCGAAATGCTGAGACTCAAGCTGTTTAATCTTATCGATGAGCTTCTGCTGGTACTGCTTTTCACGCTCAATGCTCTTGTTCATCACATCGATGAACACTTCTTTGTTGTCGGAAGCTAAGTTTAACAAATTAGTTTTACCACTTGCAAACGGATTTATACGCCCCCAAACTTTTGTCCAGAAACCACGCTTGTCGTTGTCAGCTTCGTTTAGCAAGTCTTCTTGTTCAGCCTGCTTTGCTATTGACTCAGCAAGTTTCTTCTGCAAGCCATCGATGACAATCTTCTTCTTCATCATGTCGATGTACGACTGAATCTGTCTTGTTGCCTGACCTGTACGAACTGCCTCTTCAGTAATGTTGCCCAGGTGCTGACTCATCAGCTTGCCGTTGAGTTCCTCCAGTGCTGCCTTGCGGTCAGACTCGGCACTGGTGTTAGACTGGATGGCAGAAACGAGGCGCATGATGGATGCCTCCTCTTCTGATGCCTGCTTGTTGGCATCGGTCACGGCATCATTGTAGTCACGCTGAGCCTGCTCAGCGGTGCTCGTCTCCTTAGACAGGGTGACGATGGCGGCGGTCAGACCGGCAACAACAGCAATCACGGCAGTGATCGGGTTGGCCAACAACACCTTGTTCCATAACATCTGCGCAGCAGTGGTCAGTTTTATCTCACGTGTCAACGCCATCTGAACGATTGCCATGGTCTTGAGAGCAGATGTCTTGAGACCCACAAGGACGAGATGCGCCTTCTCGCGCAGAATCATGATGTTGAGCCATGCCATCTGCGCCTTGTCTGCTATCAACTTTGCCTTAGACATGGCTGTATAGGTGACGATTGCAGCTGTCAGCACTATCAGAATGCGCCAATACTCCTTGACGAAGTCAACGAGTGTGGAGAGTGCCCGAACTCCGAGACTGGCTGCAGATATGCAATATCGTGCTGCAGGATAGAGTTTCTGGCCCAGCTCGATGGAGAGATCCAGGAACTTCTTGCTCGCCTTGTCAAGTTGAGCCTGTACACTCTCGTTCTGTGTCTCGAACTCATTGAGGACGGATGTGCCTTCGGAATATGCTTCGCTTGCTAGGTTCTGGGCAGTCTTGATGTCATCGAGCTTGTCTGCGAGGACGGTGAGGACACCTGTCGCTCTGGAACCATCCATCTTCATTTCCTCGAACATTGGTGCAAGGTCGGCAAAACCGCCTTTGGCTTTCATGGCTGCCAAAAATTGGAGGAGTGCGCCATTGGCGTCCTCCTTTAACGTCTTTGCGAATTCCTTGACATTTAGACCTGCAATCTGAGCGAACTTGGCTGAGTCCTGGAACATTTTTGCCAGGAGGTTCTGTACAGCGGTTGCTGCGGTCTCATCCTGCTGCATGTTCTGGTCGAGGACTGATGCGAGACCCATGATCTGTGCCTGGGTGAAGCCTGCCTGCTTGCCGACACCAGCTACACGCGCTGTGAAGTCAACGAGATAGCCGGCAGAGGCTGAGGAATTCTGAGCCAGCTCATTGACAGCAGAACCTGTTGCCAACATGGCACCTCGCAGACCTTTGGTCTTGTCTTCGCCGAACATCTGTGCGAGTTTACCGATTTGAGAGACGGCTTTATCGCCGAGATCATCACCGAGGGCAACATTGATTTTATCGGCTCCATCGACGAATTCCTCAACTGCAGCAGTCGAGGTGATGCCGAGTCTGCCGGCATCTTCGGCTAGTTGGTTGAGCTTCTGGCGAGGTGTGCGGGTATCCATCTTCTTGAAGTCTTCGTTCATGCGCTCAACCTCCTCGGCTGCCTGACCGGTATATTTGCGGACGTTGGTCATCTCATCATCCATCTTTGCATACTCCTCCACACACTTTTTGACTGTGAAGGTGATGCCGGAGATGGCAGCAACAGCACCGAGTGCAAGACCCTGCATACGGTTGAACCAGTCTGCAGAGCGCTTAATCCAGGACTCCTGGGCTACTCCTTCGGCTCTGACCGCCTGCAGTTCTGCCCTCAGCTGCTTCGCCTTCAGCTCCATCTGCTTGAACTGCTCGGTACCACGCTGCATGCCCTTCATCTGTTGGTTGATAGCCTTGATGGAGTACTCCAGGTCACGGATGGATGAGGTCTTGAGGTTGGACATGGTGTTATTGACCAGCTGCATCTGACGCTTGGTCTCCTTGATGTCCACATTGGTGCTGTCTATCTCCTTGTCATATTGCTGCATGAGGGTGACCACTTTCTGCTCACTCTGGCGGATGCGCTCCAGTTCTGCCTCTACCAGCTTCAGCTGCGAAGCTCGAGAGGCGTACATGGTAGATGTCGGGTCGTAGTCAGCCATTTGGCTACGTAGCTTGGAAGCTGTGAAGTTGAGGTCATTGATTGACGCATGCTTTAGGTTTGACACCGTTGCGGTCATGCGTCTTGCTTCCTCATCAGCCTTGCGTGTTGCGCCCTTCAGGGCAAGCATCTGCTCCTTGACCTTTGAGAGTTGTGCATCCAGCTTGGCGAAGTCTGAAGGATCTGACGCTGCCTTCATCTGCCCCTTCAGATGTCTAGCAGCCTTCTCCAGCTGTCCGAGGCTTGCACTAGACAGGTTGTCGAGTGTCTCCTTGACGCTCATTGTCGAGTTCTTGAATTGCTTCATCTCTCGCTCTGCGGCCTTCAAATCCTTGGCGAGGGAAGCCCCTAAACGGGAATCGCCCGCCGAGAAGGCATCCTGTTTTGCCTTCTTCAGACGAGCGACTCTGTCCTCTAACTCTTTGAGTCGGTTCTTCGCCTCCTCAGAGTTGAGCTTGATGACTGTTGTATATACCTCTTGTCTTGCCATTATCGGGTGACTTGTATATAGCTGTTATATAATATGTTGGAATGGGGATTGAAGTTGATGACCTTGACATCATAGCCCTTGGTGCCCCACCGCCACCAGAGGAATCTGTGCTTGTACTGCCTGTAGACGATGGTCTGGAGGCTGTCTCTCGCCTTGTATGTCAAGATGGAGTCCGCCGTATTGAGACGGAAACTGAGCCATCGGTCGCTGTAGGTATAGACCGAGTCGCTGCGGTCAGTCTTGACCGTATCAGCAGTACTCAGACTCGTGCGCTGGTCTGTCAAGACCTGGCCAAGACGAATGTCCAGGTCATGGAGCAGTTGGCGGTCGTAGGCCTGAATTTTGTACTCCTCAGCCGGCATCTGCAGCACCTGCTGCGTGATGACCGTGAGCGAGTCTCGGATGGTGTCTCGCTCGGCTGGAGCATACTGAAGTTTCAGCCCATTGAGCTGTTCTCTCAGTTCCTGCTCCGCTCGCTGCTGTCGATGGTCAAAAACCCAGAAACAGGCGATGATGACCAATATCACCGATATGGCCATGATGATTGACTTGAGATGTTTCTGCATAATCCTTGATGTTAAATGTCGGCATATTCCGGAATTGCGTCGAAGCAAGGACACTCCTTGATGCGCTCCCATGGATCGACCACTCCATTGTGGTTCTTGTCATTCGAGATGTCACGATGTCCCATAATCTTGGCATCAGGGTAGCGCTGGCGCAACTCCTTCAAGAGTTGGCGAAGTCCAGCCTTCTGCTCTTCTGTTCGATTGTCGATAGCCTTGCCAGTGCGGGATATTCCACCCATGTATGCCACGTTGACGGAATCGTAATTGTGACCTTTAACTCCGTTGGACGGCAGGTCTTCTGTCATGAGCTGCGTGTACTTGCCATCAGCGGTTACGACCCAGTGGTAGCCTGGATAATGCCAGCCTTTGTTTCTAAACTCCTTGAGCAAGGCATCGACAGACCATGACTGTCGGCTTGCTGTACAATGTACGAAAATTTTCTTAATCTTGCGTGCCATTTTTATTGTTTGTATATTTTTGAATAATGTCTTTAACTCGGGTGTCAAAATTCAGTGTGAAACCAAAGACGGTTGCCGCATAAACTAGAGTCTGCCCAAAGAACCACAAGACGTTGGAAGTTACGTCGTGGGACATAAAAAAACTGATGAACACGAGCACGATGCCGGCAAGCAGAACTATACTGGCAGAGCTGTAGTGTATCCAATCCTTGGTATTTCTCTGCATATCTGTACCTTTTTTAAAACTGGCACAAAGGTACATATAATATAAGGAATATAAAAATACGGCAGAAAGGACTGTCACCCTCCTGCCGTATCTGATAACTATGAGATATCCCTGTCGAGTAATTCTCTGGCCATCTGCTTAGCCTGCTCTCGCCACTCCTGGAATACCTGGTACTCTGTCTCGTGCTCCTGGTTTCCATCTCCATGGTTGCACAGGATGGCTTCGACATCGCCCTGACTGTACTTAGTACGAACCAGACCATTTACGAACTCGCGATAGCTTGCCGACTCAGCCTCAATCTTAGTGGAGCCGTCAATCTCTGTGCCCTCGTAGCTATAAGCTGTTACTGCTTGACTATCGCCATCAGTCTCCGACATGGTGGTGTCTGGGTGATAGTTTTCAACTCTCTGTTCACTCAAGTACAGGAGAAAATGCTTGCTGTCATATCTAACGTATGACATGCGGCAAAGATAAAATTTCTTGTGCATCTAGATAAACTTATAAAATTTCTTGCCAAATTTATTGGTGAGTTCGGCGGCAACGGTGTAGAAGCCTTTGCCCAGCAGTTCCCACTCCTTGCGTGCCTGATCAACCAAAATATCTGAGCCAGTAAAGAGCCACCACGACTCTGGTTGCCACACCGGCTCCTCAATCTCATCTCCATGCTCATCGAATTGTCCTGTTTTCCGGACATGATCGATGAAACGGAAGCGGATGGCGAGGCGGTCCTTAGGCACCTTCTTGGTGACTATGTGCTTGACGCCCTGTTCGTCAACTTCTTCAACCTGCTCCATCTTGAAGTCGACTCTCGACTTATCAATCTTGTAATCCTCTATGAGGATGAGGAACTTGTCATAGTCCTCAATGTTGTGGCACAGGATATCGCCTGGATGCTTCTTCTGTGCCATGCTCATGCCCTCGAAGGGAACCTCTCCCTTGCGAGCCTTCACAATCTGACCATACTTTTTCATACCGATTTTATTTAATAAGTTTTTTGTATCTGCGTGTTTGGCTAGACCAAGCCTGGAGGCTGCCTTGCGCCGGATCTGTTCATCGGTAAGACCACGTTTGCGCAATCTCGCCACCTGGGCGCAGAGTGCCTGTTTGGTGCGCTTGCGCAAAAGGGCATGGTCGGCAAAGATCTTCTGACCACAGAAGTCTATGCCGTCACATGTACGATGAATATTCCAACTTTTATTGATGCTCAGCTTCCAGTCTCTTGCCAAGTGCATGACTGCAAGCTCCGCCATGAGGCGTAAGAAGACCTTATCTTCATGCATGATGAAGATATTGTCCATGAATCTATAATAATGTTTGAGCCCTTCGCGGCAAAATCGGTCGAAGCGCTCATTGAGGTATTTTACCCCCCCCACACATTTAAAACGATAGCTTGCTGCTCCGAGCGGCATGTGAGGAGCATGTCTGTGACGTACCTAGCCTGCCAGTAGCCGTGTTTTTCGGGGTCTTGTAGTATGTCAAAGCACCTCATGGCGAGATAATCAAACCTCGCCAAAAACAATTGTCCCAAAAGTTGTGTAAGCTTGACGCCCAGCACTATGCCGTTGGCATAGCTGTCAACGACCTCGTCGATGAAAGCAAGTAACTTGCGGTCCTTGATATACAGTCTGTACTCTTGCTTGAGCAGATTGTGCTCAACATTTTGAAAATAATGGTGTATATCCATGGGCAAGCAATAGAATGTGTCTTGCTGTGGCGAGGTAAAGATGTCCTTCTTGATAATCTTGTAGAAGAAATGCGTGCCTCGCCCCTTGGTACCAGCCGGACTGTTGAAAGGAATCTTGGCTCTCAACTTATCTTCACTGGTGTGCATGGCTGCATGCTGAATGACATGATCGCCAACAGGCAACTTATTGACTATGCGATGCTTGGGTTTTTCAACCGGCTTGGCCTCATAGTCTGATGTATGCCATGTCTGATGAACATATGCATTTAGCAGGGCTTGAAGGTTTCTTTCAAACTCTGCCTCAAACGCTTGAACTGAGAGACGGGACTTCTTGTGCCGGGAAAAATCAAAAAATGCTTCACGAAAATTTTGCAAAGTCTCAACCGCCTGTGATATGTTACCTAACCGCTTCACTTGCTTTAAAATTTTATGTATATAAAAAAAGGTCGGTGTCTGAAAAATGTCGGTGTCTGTGTCTGTTGTCTGCTTCTATAATGTCCTAACTTTCGACCGGATGACCCATTGTCATCATCTACTAGCTATTCTGCTAAAGTGTATGTTTTGCCATGAGGCAAGGCCTGACTCCCGTAATCACTGCAGCTAAGCAAACTAACCTGCAGTATCTTGTTAAGTTGAGGGCCGCACCGTAGTTCACATTGTAATCCGAGACAGCATTGTTCACGTTGAGCGTCGAAAGACCGCATTGACCACCATTGTTAGCGTTGCCACCACGAAGACACAGGCGAAAACCGGCGCAGGAATCACAGCCTGGTTTGATTACCGCCTGCAAAGGTACAGAAAAAAATCGGAATGAAAGAATGTCAAAGAGCGAAATTTCAAAAAAAATCGACCGCCCAAGGGCGGTAAGGTTTGCTCGCTACGCTCGCAGGGTGCTCAGGATTGCCCTTGGTTCCGCTGGGAAACCTTGGCCAATCCTGCACACTCCAGCTCACATCAGCACACCTCTGTCCACTCTAGGCCGCCTCGTAATACACTGGTTCAATTGACCACTCGGATGCTGCTTCGCAGAGGGCCGCACCGCAGCCCACATAGTAATCCGAGACAGCATTGACCACGTTGAGCGACGAAAGACCGCACTGACCACCAAAGTCAGCGTGGCCACCACGAAGACACAGGCGAAAACCGGAAGTTGCTCCTGACGTATTCCAGAAATAGCAAGTCGAATAGGTTGACTCTGTAGCACCAATCTGCGTACAGAAGTTCTCGAGATGTTCCATCGACAAGGTCTTGATATATCCTTCACCACCACCTGGTGACTTGCTCAACGCCCTCATGCCGGAAGGGTTGCCGATGGTCCATGAACCGTATATTGACGGAGCCACGAGGTGTGTCATGGTCTTGTCACTGTTGACCTGACAGAACTCATCATCCGGCATTCGCCAGAGATTGCCGAAGCCGTTCTTTAAGCCGAAGAAACATGGAATCTTGGCATTATAGACCGTTGTCCCTGCATCATTCTTAACAGCATAGGTCGCTTCTCCACATGAATCACCAAGTTCAATGCCTGCACTCATTGGTGCGACAGGTCTCCAGCCGTTGTAGCCACCCCAGTCTGGCATCTGCGTCAAGCCTGCACCTAGACCTCCCTGGTAGAGACCATTGGCATCCTTGTTGGCATTGACGGCATCCTGATCGTAATGTGTACCGAAGATGACGCCGAAAAGAATTGCTACAATGGATGTATGTCGCATGGTTGTGCAGAGCCAGCCCTTGCCATTCTTGCGTGCTGCAGCTCTGAACTGCTCAGTAGTCAGATTAGTTGCTGGTCTACCCAGAAGCGTTTTATTTGTGCCATCATAAGACGAATTGTTGTCTCCACCACGATAGTCAGCTCCATTATTGATATAGCTCACAAGTCTGCCTGTGCTTCGCTCTATAGTGGCGAATCCTGCAGCAGAGAGACTGCCGATAGGAATCTCGTAATTAAACTCACCAGGAATTGGCTTGATGCCAATCTGCTCATAGTGCAATCCGCCAATATCCTTGAGGACAACGTAGAATTTACGTCCCCATCCCCACTGATAGTGACCTTCAGAGCCATCCAGCTTCGCTGGTTCACCAGTAGCATACTTGTAGTGATCCTTGCTGTCGAGCTTCCGACGACTGTGGTCATTCTTGACCAGGTATGCGCCCAGTCCGAGGATGTACGGCAACTCCCTCAGCAACTCAAGTGAGCCAACGTATGATGCAGCCTTAGGCGTTGCGTTGTTAGTGTCCCACACTCTTCCACACCAGGCATGCTGACCAATAGCAAGGTCAGCCTTGAGCGCATCCATACCGATGCTAGTGACATTGCCATTTTGGTCTGTCAGCAGCACGCTCTGGTTGCTGTTGACGGTTGTGACTTTAGTCACCGAATTGAATTTTTTACCTTCCATTTCCAGCTATTCTAATTTTGATTATTTTCTACATTATTATAAACCCATATTGTGTGACCAAGCTCGTTCGTACCGATGAGTTCATACCACCCATTAACTTCTATGGTAGTCTCTCTAGTTTGCGTATAACTCATTTTTGCCGGCATGAATACATCCTTTGTATGCTCGCACTTAAGTACCGTTGGCAGTGTACTGCGCGTTATGATAGGATTGAAGACCACGATACGCATGAATTCTCCATCTTTCAGGTGCGGTAGGACATAGGTACCCCAACCCTTGATAAAAGAGCCATTGATGACACTATTGCCATCAGTAACCGTATTTTCGTTGTATCTCAGTCTTCCGACAGAGACATCTCCAGAGACGCTGACATTCTGGAATATTCCTCCCTTGCAAACGAGATCGCCGTCCTTAGCTCTGAAGACTACATTGCCGTCCTTATCTTTCATCTCGATGGTTCGGACACCCAGGTTCTCTACCATCTGGTACTGGGCGAGGATGATGTGGGCTATGATGAGTTCGATAGACTGACCCAGTCGCCAATAATGGTTGTTCAGATCTGCTGCAGATCCCGGATAATTATCTGCAGTCTTGACGTGCGTCTTGATGCAGGAATAGCTATTGCCATTATATAAGACAACATCCTTCCACTCTTCACCTTCTCCACCCGCTTCGAATGTGTATCCATTGCTGCAGGTATTCCATAGCTGCGGACCTCGAAGGACGCTGCCCTTCTCACCCTTGACAGCCTTCCGGATAAAATTAATAGTTCTTGTTATTACTGTCATAGACTACTTGACTGATTGAATCGTTAATGACACGCTGCTGTAACCGGCATGCTCGCAGTCTGCCCTGGTCACAGCAAATGAACTCAGCTGGACAGTAGGCTTGCGTGCTGCCTCAGTATTGAGGACAACACCAGAACCTGACTTCAGCGTGAAATAAAACTTACTACCGATAGCCTCAGACTTTCCCCTGACAATCAGTCTCGGAGTATAGGTCACAGTACCATTGCCTGACTCGTCCTCGCTGATAGACTCATCAGCCGGTGTCGGGTTGGGCTCAATATCGTATGGATCTGACGCATCGATGACAGTCTGGAAGTCGAAACCCAGCATATTATCCTTGCCCATGGCCTTGTCGTTGTACACTTCCACCATGAACTCCCTCGTGCAATCAACATCTGATGCCTTGACGGTGAGGATCTTGGCACTGGCTCCTGCAATCTGCTCCCAACCTGTGATGCTATTGACTGCTTTATACCACTTGTAATATAGTCCTGCTGTCAGAGTTTCGTTGCCCTGCGTGACTTTGGCTTCGAGCTGGCAGCTGTCATCCTTGCTACCCAGAACGAAGTTGTGCGTATCATTAGCCGGAGCCTTTATTGTCACACGATAGGCGACTCCTGTGTAAGGGCCAACGGAAATATCGTAGCTAGCCTGAATATCATCTGTAGCCTCCTGCTGCCCAGAACGCTCTGTGATGGTACCGACCATCCTGATTGTAATGCCGCTATAGTTAGAAACCTTAACCAGGTTGTTGCAGATTTTCAGTCCCCAATATAATTGCGAAGCACTTGGTCTGATAACTTCAAAGAGACCGTCAAACAGTCCTGTAGACTTGCCTGCAGAATTGAAAGGAATCTCCGTATCATTGAAGAAGTACTTCATGGAGGTTGGCGTACTGATGCCTTCTGCTGTTCTCGATGAGATGACAACGAAGTACAGCTTCGGCTGCGTCTGCGAGAAATCCGGATAGACAGTCACGACATCCCCATTTCTCTGGTACTCCTGGTAGATATCTCCGTCAGGCGACTGGATTGACGGAGTAAATGTACCCATCTTTGGTATGAAGTTGATGGTTGTCGACTTACTTGCGCTACTCATTTTCTGCCTCCTCTCTCTGCTCTCTCATGATGAATCTGCTGTCTGTAGCTACAGGCAGCTTGTTGCACACTTTGCCTTCCTGCTCCATGCAGGCGGTCTTGCCATCCATAGCGATAGCGCCTATTCTGGACAGCGTCTCCTCGAACTCGATAGGTTCCCCAAGCTGTAGGATGTCCTGACACCAGAGAATGAAATTGCCATCCTGCAGCTCAGTTCTGTCCTCTGTCAGCTGAAGTAACTCCACGACCTTGCGATTTGCCTTGATGTATCTTTCCATATATTATATTATAAATGATGATTAGTGAAAAATGAACGGATTGCCATCTGCGTCCACGAAGACCTTGCCGTCGGCATCCATAGCCAGAGCTAAAGGATCGAGGTCTTTAACTTCCAAAGCAAGGATAGCTCCCCTGTTCGGATCCAGCAGATTTGTAGGTACTCTCGGAGACATGCCATGTCCGACAAGGACAGCGTTCTCAAAGTGTATCGAGTTATTCGGTGCCATCCACCAGAGGACCTGCAGTTCTCTTGTCGGGTTCGCAATTTCTCCGACATTGTCAGAGATGGTTGCCGCTGGGTTTACTACCTTCGTTTCGGGCAGGACTTCGTCGACCGTGTCGAGGATATCGTAATCGTAGAATGGTATCCTGCGGACGATATTGACAATTCTGTTCGGTGTAGCATCACTCAGATCTACGCTTGCCGGATTGCCATCAGCCGAGAATTTAGCCCTGCATCTGATGCAGATGCGCTTACCCATGAGCGAGCGGTCTAGAGTAACCGATGCACCATCTGAAGAAACTTTGATTTCGAGGTCATCTGCTGTAATGGCAGAGAACTGACCTCTATCACGGAGAATCTCCCAGATGAACAGCCTCTTCTCCTTAGCGCACTCCTCTGATCCGAGGCGCAGAGATGCATTGATGACCTGCTTGTCTGTATCACGAAGCGGATTATAGTATCGGTCACCACTCGAAAGCAGCAGCGTCGGCTTGTAGAGGGTCGCATTCTTGCAGTTGATGGAATAGTCCATCATAATTCTGTGAACCTTATTTGTTCGGCTGTCCAGGTACTTCGCCTTGAATCTGAGCAGAATCGGTTTCTGCGGCGCTGCGTTGACATACCAGAGCAGTTTGCCGGCATCATTGCCGGTCGAGGTGATGACATGCTTCCTGGGTGTCGAAACCAGCGCATTACCCTCCACACCATTCTCGACTCTGTACCAGGCGATATCTGTCAGTTCACTATTGACACGACCACTCTCGAGTATGTTATCTCTGTCGATTATACCAACGACCGGTTGCAAGGCGCATGGTGTCAACTCGTAATTAGGAGCATACTCATTCTGGTTGGCGTCATAAGTCTGTTCGAGCGGAACGCTGCCTGATATTGTCTTGGATGTGTTCACCTGCAGAGGCGTGTATTTGAAGTCTAATCTTTTGTATTTCATCTTATATGTTATTAAACACATTCCAGTGTGATGGAATCTTGGGCAACCTCATTGCCCAGACCATCACGAAGTGTAACTGTTGCCGTGAATCTAATCTTAGCCGGAACTCCCTCGCTGTCGATGGATAGGTCAGACTGGGTCAGTACGATAGCCTTTCCTGCCTTGGATCCGACTTCGAGTGACCAGATGTTGTCACTTGTGACTCTCTGCTCACCAGCCCTGTTCTCTGTGTATCTGGTCCAGGCTACGTCGCTGTCGAGGATATCTGATGTGATATCCTGTCCGTAGAGCGATGCGACGACTGTCAGCGGAGCTCGGAAGTTGTCGAAATCATAGAGCGTCTCGTCTTCGAGGAAATCGATGGTGAATGCTGGATTGCCCTCTATCATCGCCCAATCGGTATTATTCCACCTCGGTGCGGTATGGGTACCGGTCTTCTGACATCGCCACTTGCACCCAGTATACCAGACATCGGAAGTCTCGTATTTGCCAGTTTCTGGATTGAGAGCTGAGCAGAAATAGTCTGCCGCCTCTGACCATGGTCCTCGGTCAACATAATCGACAACCGGTTTGCCTTGATAGTCAATCTGTATGATATCCTGAGTGATGATGCCGGCTGCATAGAGATAATCCCTGCCCTTGACGATAGGAAGGTCGAGCGACTTGACGAATTCAGGCATGTCGCCGAAGGCCATGCCGTAGTTGTAATTTTCAAGTATCGGCTTTGTGACGCCCGTCAGTTTGACGATGCGCCCCTCGGAACTGGAGATATAGAAGCAGCTCTGCAGCGACTCATCGGTCTGGTTGCCATACCGGGCGATATTCATGAGCTCGCATGGAGGGAAGTTCTTGCCTGCCGGAACTTCGGCATCAGGATAGAGGGTTACCTCGATGTAATTCTTAACCGCGTTGACGCTGTTGACTCTCATCCATGAGGTGTAGTAATCAGCCGAAGTGCCAGAATTGGCTGCCGAAGCGATGTTGTTGACAACTCCCTTGATGACGTTGCCCACATGCTGAGCCGTGAAGTATCCACTATACTTGGAGCGGAGGTGTAAGCCATAGCAATCATCGCCCAGACTGTCAACGCTCTCGATGGTGTCGCTTTCGGTGAAGAAAGTGTCACCCTCCTGCGCTGACAGGCGGTTGACAATCAGTTCCATGACCCGCATGTATGTGCGGACGGTGATGCTCTCAACCTCTGCATTGCCATTGGCATCGACCTGCGCGCCCTTGCCGTTGTACAGCCCGGAGACGAAGTCACCGAACTGTGCACCAGCCTTGAGCTGCGCCATCTGCTCGGAGATGAGCCCACGCAGGAAGGTAATCATGCCCTCGGCTGCATCGTCATGCTTGCGGCTGAGGAAGGCATCGGAGGTCTCGTCGGCACAGAAATGCAGCAGCGAGAGGAAGGCGTTGCCGATGCGGTTAGCCGTGTTGGCCTGCAGGCGTCGCTCGTCTCTGATGCCCTCAAAAAGGGTCTGAAGTGCACTCTTGTCTAGTTTATCTGCCATTTTTTTCTTTTTTGTTTGCAAAGATAATATGCCGATGGAATCGGTAAAAATACGCTCCCTAGAGGTAGCGTGCTGCACCGATGCCCTTGAAGATCTCTGTGAGGGCAGATGCCATCAGACCATTGTACCGGTCGCCGTAGAAGGTCGCCTCATGCTCGTTGAGCTTCATGACAGATGAGTAGTACTTCTGCGAGAACCAGTCACGTCTGCCTTTAGGTTCGCCACCTGCGACGCGGCCGCCCCAGGCAGGACCCACCTTCTTCGGTTTATCGAGATTGTTGTCACGACGGTATTCATCGCCCAGGAAGTTGAGGTCGCCGTTGTTGATGCGGTGGACTTTCTCGCCACCCTGTGCCTCGGTCCACTTGTACCACTCATGTGCTGGACCTACACCTGCAGCTACATAGATACCGTACTGCAGAAAGTTGTGCTCAATGGTGGTAACAGAACCCTGCTCCAGGTGCGCCTTGATGGAAGCGTAGAGGCGGCCGGTATCGATGGTACGCAACCGCTCCATGCGCTCTCTCCAATAGTCGCCCATGGCGTTAGTCCAGCCTCGCTCATATCTGAGGAGGTCGTCTACTGCTGCGTCTACCATAGGCTCTCATCATACTGTATATCGATAGGTTCGTCTGATGTGACCATGAAGTAGAGTCCTGTGACGCCATTCATGGACCATCTGCCCAGTTCGCTCGAATAGACCTGCGTGAGGTCCAGGAACTCCATCTGTCCGTCGTATGCCTCCCGGCTCTTGTCGTATAGCATGCGACTGAGGAACTGGCGGAAGATATATCTGCAGATATTCATTTTCGCCTCTCGGTCTGCCATGTCATCGCGCCGGTACCCTGCCAGGATCCAGACGGTATAGACGTTGCGGTCGAAGAAACCCTCTCCGATGGAATGGGTGTTGCTGTCAACAGTATCTGAGACCATGATGAAGTTGGATGCCTTACGGAACTGCTGCATGACTCCCTGGATGGAATCAGGTCCGGAACACTCCGTTGCGACGAAATTATAATCCCTGCAGGTTCTGCACTCGGCAGCCAGCTGCTTGAAATAGGCGATGGAATCGAAGATTTTCTCTGTCATGTGCTGTAAATTTAACTATTTTGCCTGTTGCGCTTCTTGAACTCCTCTGCCTCACGTGCCTTGTTATCAAGTTCTGTAAGGGCAGCCCAGCAGTCGGTATTATAGACTGCCTGCAGTTTGGTCACGTCACCATCGGTAAGTGCCCTGATCTGCGCCTGCATGGCTGGCAGAATATCCTCACGGCGCAGCTCGCCGCCCTCTCTGGCTGGTCTGAAGAAGTGAGGGAAGTTGGCGGCAAAATACTCCTTGACACGCGAGAACCACATGAAGACGCCCAGAAGTTCATAGGGCTCAAAAATGGCGGTTTCATCGGCAGAACCATCTGCGGTTCTGTACATGAGCTGCGCCATCTTCAGCAGGAATCTGTCCTCCTGCTTGAGCATGAACAGCTGGTAGTTCTTCTCGATATTGAGGTAATCGTAGAAGCTGATTTCGTGAAGCAGGCTGTTTACTGCCGTCAGCTGAACGTCACTTGCGACCTGTAAAGGCCGAAAACCGGTAAAGGAGTCGATGAAATCGAAGTTTTTGAGCAGGGAGAGAATCTCGATGCTGCTAATGTATAGGACTTTTCTCTTTGGCCTTTCACCGGAAACGGAACAGAGCACGCTGCATTTCCACCCTGTACGGGTGTGCTTATCTACTTCAAGACCGCAGAATCTAACCAGGAGGTGGCATTTGACGACAGTCTTGTCCCTATACGAAGATAAGATATAGAGGACATAGCGCAACTGATCTTCTGAAAGTTCCGCCCACGATGACGGTGCCTTGAAATTGAACTCTTGTGTACCATCTTTATGCGTTGAAAACGAAGGCAGGTTTTGATTTTTCATTTTTGAACTCTTTGAAATGATTAGCCTTATATGCCGATGAATTCGCATATATTGGGAATTTATCGAGATGTGCATCTAAGTATCTGAGCAGTCTCGCACGCTCGTTGGAGAATGCCGACAGCATGTCGTTGGCCAACATGATCAGGCAGCGGCTCAGCATGAGCCTCACACTGCCCTCAAACTCATTGCCCTCCCTCACGCCTCTGACCAGACACATGATGTCATCCATCTGCTCATCGGACACCAGCTTGCGCAGGGTGGCGTCTGCCTCCTGCATGGCAGCCAGCTTGGATATCCAGTCCTTGGAGGTCATGCTGGTCTGTCTCGTGAGATAGCAATAGCCCTCCATGCTCCAAAGAACCGTCTGGATGCCCTGCTGTGCCTGGAGGGTGCTTCCCCATCCTGACACAACGGTGAGATGAGACATGACTCTGTCCTGAGCCACAAGAAGGGCTACACGGCATTGCTCGATGAGCGCCTCGACTCTGGAAGAACTTGCCGGAGAGACTTCGTTGTTGGCCACAACGCCAAAGCCTGTAGGCGTGAGCACGAGGTCGAGGTGTCTGACTACGCCAAGGAAGGCATCGAGGCACACAGCCTTGATGACTGCTTCACGCAGGTCGTCGCTGGTCTCCAGTGCCGTCTCGCCTACCTCGCCCAGTATCTGCTGGCTGAGCCGCAGATAGGACTCCTCAAAATGCTTTTCCACCGACTCGAACACCTCTGAGTGAGAGCTGGTGGCTGCAAGGATGCTTTGTTCGAAGTCATCCTTGCTGATCTGAATCTTCATTTTTGCCATTGTTTGAAACTATTGATGTCTGTTGGTCCTTATTTTTGTCTAGTGTCGTGAGTTCTATCATCGGCACGTCCACGGTCACTCCTCGGTCGGCATAGCCATTGTAGTGGGAGATGACGTGATAAGGCTTGCACATGATGTCGTGGCAAGCCTTCTCGAGCGACTGCTTGAGTATGAAGAGCTCTCGCTTGTCTGAGCCGGAATTGTTCATCTGGCTCTTGCCTGGTGTGGCTCCGATGAGGTTTGGATGCACGCCCAGCGAGAAGCAGAGAGCGTTGGATGCCTCGCTCATGTCGTCTGCCCAGTCGCCACCCTCCTTCTTGCTGCCCTCGGAGAGGTTGATGATGCGCACCATGCGCTGCTCCTTGCCGTTTGGGTCGAAGTAGTAGCCCGTGATGAGCGCCTTGCCGGCATTCTCAGGTCCGCAGACGAAGTTGATGATGTTGTCCTTCTCCTGCAGGATGCGCTCCTTTCGCTTATCCGGGTCGATGATGTCCTCGTTATTGCAGAGTTCCTCCCAGTAGTCGCGGTGCACCTCTATCTGGATGCGAGGAGCGGACGTGTTTTTTATCATGTAGCGCTTTCCGATGCCGATGAGACGGTAGATGTCGTACCAGGCATCGTCGAAGATGCTGGCATAGTATGGTATCGGATAGTACTGCAGGCCGGGTGTCGGGATGCGTGAAATGATGGCAAACTTGCAGTCCTTGCCCATCTCAGGTGCCTTGCCCCTGATGCCGGTATACGGATCCGGAGCCTTGCCCATGCGCGCCATGAGGTCGCCCAGCGGGTCATAGAGGTCGAGCAGCGGGATGACTTCGGTGTGGACAGGCGACATGACGTTGCGGAAGTCGCCGAAGAATACATGCTCTATGCGCCCCTTCTCATTGGGTACCTCCAGGCGGCAGTAGGAAACGTCCTTGTGGCGGATGTTTACTATCTTGGAGTGGTCACGGCTCAAGATGATGACCTCTACCGACCAGAAGAAGAACTTCATGTCGGTTGCCTGCTGCATGAAGACCTCGTGGATGGAGTTCTTCAGGCAGAAGTCGCGTATCTCGCTGTCGGTAGTGTCCTGCTTGGTCTCCCGGTCCATGAAGCGCACGCCTTGGCCGTAGCAGCATTGAACGTTGAAAGCCATGGCTCGCTGCGCCACCATGTTGCGGCGCAGCAACTGCTGCAGGGTGTACGGCATGTCGTTGTCATCGCCATAGTTCACATACTCGAAGAGCTTGCCGTCTGAAGTCTCCAGGATGCCCGTGGTGGCATCGCCCACCTCTCCGGAACCCAGAAAACTGGTATCCTTTCCATACTGCTGCTCGATGGTGGTGGAGTCTGTAACCCTGCTCACGCCCTCTGCCACGAGAGCGTAGCGACTGCAGGAACCGCTGGTTCCTACTTGCTGAAGCTGATATTTTTTCTGTTTCATGTCATAAATATACTGGTAAGCCCAGGAACTGGTGAATGTAGATGTCCGGAACGGTGCGAACCTCGGCATTTGCCGGGTTTATGAGGCGGTGGAAGCCACCTCGCCAACTGCTGCCCCTGACCAGCCATCCTGTATAATCGACGGTCTTGCCGTCTGAAGTCCACGCCTTCAGGTTAATGGTAGAGCGGTCTCGCTCTGCCTTAGCCAGGAGGCGCAGCACCTCTGTGAGGTGGTAAGCCGTTCGTCTCATCAGTTGAAGGTATTATCGAATGTATTGTCAAAGATACGGCCGGCACGCTGCAGGTCCAGCACATTGTGCTGGCGCTGTGCGTAGGTGTAGCTGAAGGTGAAGCGTGGCACGCTGTCGCGCAGGTTGTCGCGCTTGGACTTGGAGTCTGAGAGGGTGACACGCTTGCCCACCTTGGCAACGCCGCCGATGAAGTTGACCAGATAGACCTCGTCTGAGCGGAAGAGATCATCTGCCCAGTTGGCCATGTCTGTGCCCAGATAGCCCGTATCGGCGTTGAAGGTGCGCTGCTCTGTGATGCGGTAGTTTACCCTGATGCCGCCCATGTAGGCTGCATCGCGGGTGTACTGCGGGTCTACCTCGTGCTTGCCTGTGCAGTAGATGAGTTCCTGGCAGCCGAAGCTGTTGGTGAAGAGCAGAGTCGGCGCCACATCACGCTCCTCGCTGTCTATGATGAAGGTCATGGAGCGTGAGCCTGCCTCTACCACGTAGTAGAGAAGGTCGGTGTCCTCGGTCTCGAAACGAGACGGAGAAACGTCGATGGTGGTGTAGATGTCGTTGCCGCCGACGGCTGGTGCGGTAAACATTTTTGTGGTTTTGTCCGCATAGTGTGCGGTGACTTCTGCTGTCTCCTTGCCCATGTAGTGGAGATATTCAAGTCGCCCCATGTAGGTGGTTTTGTGTCCATCGAGCAGGGTGAGGAAGTGGGTGGTGAGGAATGTAGAGCAGTCCACGCCCACGATGTCTACGGTAGAATAGTAGACCTTCAGGGTGGCAGTCTGCGTGTCGGTGACTGTTGCCGAGTCGGTGTCTCCGGAGTCCGGAACCTGCTGCTCGGCGATGGTGATGGTGGCTGTGACTGCCAGCCTCCGGCGTGCATAAGGACGGAAGATGTCGGCAAGGTCGATCACTCTGACCTCTCCATCGGCAGGATAGAGATATTCATCGTAGATGATATCATCACCTATCTTGATGGTGACGAGCAGGCGGGTCTTGGCCGTGAGAATATCGATGTCGGGGATGTTCTCAAGGAAGCAACTGCCCGACGGAAGTGATGTGATGGTCATATATTATCTTTTTTGATGCAAAGATAATATGGAGAGGATAAAAATAAAAATACGGCTGACTACCCTCACGGGCGGTCAGCCGTATCAAAGCTTTTCAAAACTTTGTAAAATTTTTCGTGCTGCAAAGGTACGAAAAATTATTCATAACACATGGTAGTACAATAAAATATATGAGTTTTTAACTTAAACCAGTTTGTCAGGCCTGACAACTCTCTCCCAGATAGCCCATGCCACGGTTCCGTCTGGCTGCGTGGCTACATAGTAGCCATGCTCCTGCATATACTGGTTGATGGTTTCTATACTGACACCGCCCATGTCATCAAGTTCCGTGGCGATATCCTGGGTGGTCTTGAAGCTCTTCTTGTAATCAATACCGGTGGCTTCATCCTTCACAGGGAGGCAGCTGCGGAAGTGGAAGTAAGCGTCGAGAAGGTCCTTCTCAAACTGCTCGCTGTTGAAATTATCTTTATTTCTTGGCATAATATTCATTTTTTAAAGGGTTAAACTTAAATTCCGTCATCTGGGTGCTGTCGGTATAATGCCGTCTCATAGAGGTCTATCCAGTAACCGAGTCTGGAAGCCCAAAGGTCGTATTTGACTTGAAGCCTGCAGACGCGAATCTCCTCCCGCTCCAGTTCTAGGAGGTATCTTCTGACTATGCTGTGGCAGTCCCAATTGACGCAATAGCGTGCCTGGATCTTGGCGTACTCAACTAGCTTATACAGTTCCTTGCGTTTTGTCTCAAGCTCCCAGTAGCGTTTCATGAGCGCATCGCGAACGCGACGGCGTCTGAAATATAGCAAGATAACGTCTCTCTTGACTTTCTTCTTATTCTTTTTCATACCTAATCGTTGTTGATGGTTTTCCACATGGCTAGAGTCATGTTGTATGGCTTAGCCTCTTTAGTTCCATACCGGAGAACATAGTAGCGATGATCATACCATCGGATTATCGTCCGCTTGTGTGGCTCATCATCGATGAAAGCGACTGATGCTACAACGTTGTTGCCTCTCAGAAATTTGAGTTCCACCTTATGGGCATTCATCTGTCTGCCTTCAGATGCGAAAAACTCGCACTTCTTGATGGCTAGGGTTGTCAGCTTAGAGATAAGCTTGCGCTGTTTCTTATTTTTCTTCATCGCCTGTTCCTCCCTTCTTTACATACTTTTGGGCTTTATTTCTGAAGTCTTCTGCAGTTTTTGCTCTATCTTCTAGAACCTGAGACATTTGCTCCACACAACTAAGCTTTACGCTAAAGGAGCGTGCTTCTCTTATTGCAGAATTCAATTTTTCAGCCTTAGCTGTTAAAGCTTTTAATTTGTTACCAAACTCCACAACGAGATCTATCGGAACATTCTCGTTTAATATGAGTTCTCTCAATTCATCATTCATCGCTTACTCCTCCTTTCTTGTCTTTAGTCCAGCCTGGGTGCAGGAGTCCTTCTTCTGCTCCCGTAAGTACACCACCCGAATCTCGGTATTTCTCGAATATCCGATGGCGCTCGCTCTGGATATCCTGGTTCTTGGTAGCCCAGTCGTTTTTGGCTTTCGCCCTTTCCTCGTTGTACTTATGCCATTCCTCGTTGCGCTCTCTTCTCTGTCGCTGACAATCATCTTTGTATTTCTCCTCTGAGCTTTCAAATTTTTCTCTGGCATCATGGAACTCATCTAAAGCCTGCTGTTCCCGTGCCTGTATTGAGGCTATTTCTTCGTCATATTTATCACGAAGTTCGGATAATTTCTGAGCGTAATCAATACGAGCCTTATTCAGTTTGTCGGTATTGGCAGCCAAATCGGCAAGAAACTGCTCTGTAGTCATCTTGTTCTCCATCATGCTACCTCCCCTCCTGCTATGAATCCACTCACTGCCACGAATGCCATCAGGGCGACGACGCCCACCACGGTGGCCAATACCTCACCATAGGTCACGGTCTCCCCGCAGATATAGCTGAAGGTCTCGCTCTTGGTCTTGGCGAGCTTCTTGATTTCACACTTGAGGGTATTGATACCCTCCTCAACGCTGATGCCTGCAGGTCTCACCTGCGCATCACTTAATAAAATTGAATTCTGCATATTGCATCATCTTGTAACCATTAACAGCCGATTGTACAAAAGGGTGGCGGCTGCATTCCCCGTTGGTTACAAGATGATGGCTTATCCGAGAGGACAAATCAAATCTTACGGTTCATGCAGCCGCCATGTATTGGGCATATCTATTTTCCCAGTTGGGAAAAATTATTTTCCCAGTTAGAAAAAAAGATTTTCCTAGGCATAAAAAAAGCCTGCGGCCAGAAGCCATAGGCGAAACGGTCGCCCTACCGGATAGACTACTATCATCTTGTAACCGTTGGCAAAGGTACTAATAAGTTCTGAAACGACCAAGAAAAAAGGCAAGAATTTTTCAACTCTTGCCTTTTTTCTTTCTTTTTTATGTTATAAAACACATTATTCAGGTTTAGCGACCAAACCTTCTCTGATTTCTGAGTCTTTGCTAATTCTTTTGACCATAATATAATGCACAACGTTTTGAACAGCTGTGGTCATCTCTAACTTCCATCCACGCTTAGCCATATAATTTACAGCATCCATAGCAGTATTGAATTTCATAGGCTTTCCATTCTCATCCCATATAGCTTCAAAGGAGTGTCCAGAAGATACTTCACCAAGGTCTAGTTGGATTTTAATTTTTCCAATGCCCCAAGCATTATAAGCCATCATTGTACAATAGACAGGATACTTTCCATCCTCTGTTTGTACAACACTTTGCGCTTTAGCGCCCATAGTTATCAAGGCGATAACCAACATTAAAATTATTTTTTTCATACCATGATATTTTAAAACTTCTTGCAAGGTAAGGAGAAAAAATGGAACCGCCAAAAAAAAATGCTGGAAATTTTGAAATAAATGACTTTTTTATGTTGTAGAGCATAAAAACATGGGGTTGAGGAATGAAAAGGAAAGAAAAGGAATGATTTTGCGTAATCATTCGGAATCATAACCAGGAATGACCGGAAATGACCGGAAACGACCGCAGGATCTTCCTTCGGTTCTGCCACTTCGAGGAATGGATTCCTCGGAAATTCCCCGATTTTCCGTGCATTTTCCTCGGAAATTCCCCGATATTCTCTGATTTTCTCTGAAATTCTCTGATTTTCTCTGATTTTCTCGATTATTTTTCCTAACTTTGCGGTGTTTTTACATAATATATTAAGGTATGAAAAAGTCAAGAAGCGAAATTGACAGTATAGAGAGCCGTATCAAGGCTCTCTATATCATAGTTATTTGTCAATCACTAGCGATAATATCACTTGCCATGCCCTCTCTAAGAGAGGCTCTGTGTAAGCTGCTAACACGGATAATAGGGCTAGAATGACTCCAAACACAGTCATCTTCCTATTCCATCTCCTTTCACTCTCCTGCTTGTGCTCTTGAGGATTTTCACGGGTGCGCTTTGACCTCCCCTCTAGATAGCTCTCTGCGCTCTCCAGCATCATTCTGTCGTAATTCTGCATATACTTCACACCCTTGTCCAGTATATGCCACATGCCTTCAGACTCCTCGATGTAGCCCTCGTTGGCCAATGGTGGAAGGATGAACCTCAAATCAACATCATCAAGCTGGTTGTCAACCAGCGAGCCCCAGAGCTGCGCACGTGACTTATTGCCCTTGATAAGCTCTCGGAGAACCAGACGAGCCTGCCTGCAGGTCTCATTATCTTGTAATAATATCATTTATCAATATCAAATATATGTGAATAATAAGTCCCCGGCACGAAATCGTGTCGGGGACGTTTTTAATTTCTGCGCCACAAGGCTATGGCGACTTTTGTCTTATGGGGAATGATAAGCCCCA